CCCGCAGGCATACGGAAGCTGAACGCCACCGCTGCATCGTGCGTGCGCATACTGCCCGCGAACATCCCGCCATTCTTGTGCCGAAAGTCACGCGCAATGCCCGCGTACTTCGCGAGACCGAGCGTGGACTTTTCCAGGAGCTCGGGGTCATAGTGGTGACGGCCCGAAGCCAAAACCTCTTTCAGTTGCTTCCAATCCATTGTTGTTTCTCCTTTGGTGCTGATTTGGCTACTGCCGAACACTACTGCTTGCTGTAGAACTCTGCGTTGCGCTTGTTGAGGTCCACAAGGCTGATACCTGATACGGCCCCGAGTCCAGAGCCCGAAGTTGTCGGGGTCATGGGGTTGACGAAGTCCCGCGTGTTCTGCTTGTTGTTGAGCGCTTTCTGATGCTGTCCAACGGCGCGGAACAAAGTACGCACGCTATCGCACGTCATCTTCGAGCGGTCCTTGCCACCGCTGCTGTTGGCCATGAAGGTATGGAGCTCGGGCGAGAGAGCTGCGGAGTCCAGAACCCTGCGTCGGAACTCGCAGAGCGTCTTGACAGCGGGCTTTGGATCGGCTGCTCGGTCGAAGGTCGGAACCTGAATGCCAGGAGCGATGACCTCTGCCAGCGATACTGCTTCCTGCCAGCTATCAGCGAGGTATGCCGAGTCCTTGGCTTTGGCGGCGATGCCGTCACCAGTTCCCGGAGGTGCTTCTTCCTCCAGAGTGCCTTCAATCGCGCGATTCTCCTCATCCCGCGTCTCCTCCTCCTCCTCGTCCTCGTCCTCTTTTTCTTTTTTCTTTTCTTCCTCGACGTCCGTCATACGCTTGTCGAGGTTGATGACTGCGTCCTTGATGGTCGCGACATCCGCAGCCAGCTGATCATAAGTGCTGTCGTGGGTCTTGGGAATGCAAGTAGCGCACTTGCACTCTTTTTCGTGCTTCATCGAGTCCTTGGTAATCTGAGCAATGGTCTTCATCTGCTCAGAGGTTAGGGTGACAGCACCCTCTTTAGGAGCTTCGGCCAGAGCGGCATCGAGTGCCGCCTCGTCCTTCGCCCCAAACGCGGCCTTGATTTTATCTTTCCAGCTCATAGCGTGGTCTCCTGTACTAGATTTGTACTTCTCGTCTCCGATGGCGCACCTCGATCCACATCGACCTTGGTGCACCAGTGCTACGTGGTTCATCCGGATATTAATTTGTCGCCCTCTGCCTAAAATTGGTGTCACTCCGTCCGCTGCAGTCAGCTGAATGTAGTCAGCATCGTAGCCAGCAGATACCTCGCGCTTACCATCATTAATCGCAGCAATAGCATCGCGGTCCTTCACCATGAAGTCTGCAATAATTAGATCATCGTCCACTCCCTCACCGCGCCTTGGATTCAGTACGACGCCCACTGTTAACGACTTCCAATTATTAAGTTGAACATCTTGGTCCGGGTGCTCGTCTACTAGATCTTTGCCGTTCACGCTGGCAATCGTACTAGGGTGAAACACGTCCTCCGGAAAGCGGTCGATGAGGAGCACATTGTCGGGACCGACGGGAAGCGGCGTCTCGCCAGGCCCGTAGATCATCTGGCCTGTACGGGCGATGGGCACGTCCTCGCACAACAGCCAACCCTCTTTCGTCACAGAGCGCTTAGGGCCGATGTGCTCGGAGACGAAGTATTTAGGTGTAGTGCTCAAGCAGCTGCCTTCTTCTTAGATTTTGGTGCCTTGTCGTCACCTGGTTCTGGCGCAGCCAACTCCTTCTCACCCTGCTCCATCATCAGCGACTGCTGCTGTTCGTTCATCATAGCTCCAGTTACGTTACTGGCAGCATTGATTTCGTCCTCGGTAATGTTGGTAAAGCGTCCAGTGACCTTACTCGACTGCAACAGCTCCTTAAGCGCCGTCTGCGGGCTGATGATGCCCGCATTGATCATGCCACCGATGGACGTAGAATCAGCCGTAGCAATCTGGGCCTTCGCCTCGTCGCTCAGCAGCCACAAGCTCTTGAACTCCAGTGCGAAGCCCTCAGGCACGTTAATGCCCTCGCTGATCGCCATCGCACGGTACATGCGAGTCACAGGAACTAGCAAGTGGCGATTCTGCTGCTGCTTGATGCCGTCATAGTAGGTGCGCAGGTCGCTCTCGCCCGTAGCGTTCATGCCGATCGGCGACTGACCGAACAAGCGAGTAAGAGGAATTTGCAGCGCGCCACCTAGTTGCTGACCGAATTGAATTAGAGCTTCTGATAGTCCAGAGAAGGAGGGCTGTGGCATGCTCGCCAGGTCATCTTTCGCATCGATGAGCGCAATGCCCTCCACACTCTGAAAGCGCCGCATGAACTCGACAAAGTTGATCAAGTTCTGCTGGCCTGGTCCGCCAGCTGCGATGATCTCTCTCATGCCGTCGATCTTGATGTATCGTAGGTATGCCTTGTAGACGAGCTGCGCGGCACCTGTAGACGCGCTGTCGAACGCGATCATGCGATCGTACAAGCGCTCGATGATCGAGATGCCCCACATGTTCTCCATCATCCGCTGCCAGTAGGGAAGACGAATACCCTCTAAGCGCAGGCAACGTGAGTAGTGGATCTTCATGCGCGGCATGGCTGGCGCGTCGGCGACGACGTTGTAGAACTTCGGGTTGCCTAAGTCAGGCCCCATCTCAGTTACTAGGTCGTTGAGCGTAGGCTCGACCATCCACCGATCAAGGACTAAGAGACCACGAAAGTCGCCCTTACCGATGCGGTCGATCTGCAGCGGGGTGGAGGGGTTCTGCCCATTGATCAGCATGACGGCGATGCAGCCACCGTAGAGGCGAGCCCAGCGTACGGTGTCCGCGATCTGAGGCCACAGGTTGAAGCTCACAGCAGCGCGGTCCAAGTGCTGCATGTCGTCAGGTTCTAGATCACCCTTGATGTCTACGCCTGCTCGCGTCATATCATCCGCGACGACATCCACTGCGACGCCACCCAACCACGACCCACGGTGAATCCACTCTAAGAGTGTCCGCTGGCGCGTGATCGGATTGAAGCCATAAGTAGAAGCTGAGAGCTGATTGTCGAGGCCGACACCGAGGTTCGCCGCGAAGTTCTGTAGACTGTCAGTAGCGCGTGACAACTTCTCCTTGCGGAGCTTAGCGTCAGCACTCCGCGCCTTGCGTGCCACGCCCGCGATGGAGGTCTTAGACAAGATCTTGCTCGTACTCCTGGAAAAATTCCTTTTCCTCGGCGCTCATGGGAAACTTGTTATACAACGCGTTCAAGAGCTCGTTCATATCCCCGCCGCGCCGTATATAAGTACGCAGTACACTAAGAATTGACCTCTGTAGCTCGGTCATTTTTCCTCGCGTCTAAAGTCTCGATGACGTGCGTCAGGAACTCGCCGAAGGTTAAGTTCTTATCCCCTAGCTTGTAGGCGACGGGGATGTTCACTGCGGGAGACGTCACATCTTTTTCCACTAGCTCCACTCTCCTTTACGCCACGTGCGATTCGCCTTGCGGGGAAGGTGGATGGCGCGGTCTTCAGTATCTTTGAAAGCACGATCTGGTATAGGACGAACAGGCGTTGTTACACCTTTATATTTTTCTGGGATCTGCTCACCATATTTTCCGTGCCGATAGTGCGGATCTTGTTCGAGTTTAGCTTGTTCTCCAGCATAAGCGGCTTTTAATTTATTCTGTGCCTTTTCTACTTTTCTTCCTTCGCCGTGGCGTGTTATTTCTCGCTGAAGAGTTTTTCTTGCACCATGAACTTTTTTCATCGAAGAAAGTATAGGATCGGTTTCGATACCGTCGGACGAGTCCAACGGATCCTCCACCCCACGCGGCCTCGCTATGCGCTGGGCGAAGCTCAGAGAGTGACGGCCTTCGTCCACCGCACCCTCCGCCACCTTCTCGCCGAGGTTCTTTCCCGCGTGAAAGGCTGAGACGACGCCGTCAGCGGAGTCGTCTTCGTGCTGAATTGCTATTTTCTCCAGCACGTTATAATGCTTGTCAGGATCTGAACCCGGCGTGTTTTTCCAGTGTTTTGCAAGATTGCCCTTTTTAGTGGAAATATTTTCCGCAATCTCGTGTAATCCCTTACGGCCTTCCTTACCGTGATAACCCTCGCCCTTCACATTTGTCAGCGCCTCACGAAGTACTGGTTTTCCTTGCACTTTGTTGGGATTAGCCGCTTTACGAGCCTGACGCTCTTGAGGCGTAGAATCCAATGCATCTACGCTCACATGCCTAAACTCCCCGCTGTCCCACGCAGCCGCGTTCGCGCGATTGATGTCGTTAATGGTGCGATCGGTTGTTTTAATTGGCGTGGAGTCTGAGGCATCACCTTTAGAAGAAGACCAAGGGACTTTTGGCGGCTTTTCTTTTCCCTCCCAACCTCCTGGATAGAGTGCGCGCCGCCAATGGCTTTGCGCAGCTTTTATTCCAGCTTCTTTGTTTTTAGGTACACCATGAAGTTCAGCATGTCCAGCTTGATGTTCTAATCTATGTTCTTTGTGCGAGGGAGCAGACTTACGCTCAGCTTTTACCTCGCCCGCGGTCCTTTTCCGCATTTCAGGCTCTTCTTCGCCATAGCCGCTTTTTCGTCCTGAGCGACTCATCTTCTCTTGAACATAATTTTTTCGGATTGTGCGTTGTTCGGGATCTGATTTTCCCGTTGGGCTCGGTTTTAATGCAGATCTCTGTTTTTCTATGCTTTTTGCATACTCCGGATTTCTCGCCTTTAGTTCATTACTGATTGGTGTTTCAGCATCGTTGTGCCTAAACTCCCCGCTGTCCCACGCAGCTGCGTTCGCTCGGTTGACGTCGTTGATGGTACGATCGGTTGTTTTAATTGGCGTGGAGTCCACTGTCTCAGAGTTCTTCATTTGTCCTCTTCTGGATCGTAGGTGCACTCTAGTGCGATATGATCGTCCTCGCGGTCCGTCACGTACCACTCTCCGTTTGGACAGCTACGCGAGAAGTACACTGTTTCTTTTAGTGTCACAGGCTCGCGCTTCGCGACGCAGACAGTTGCAACAAAGACGAGAGTGTAGAGTAGAAACCTCACTGCCCCGCCATTCGTGTGGCCACCGCACTGTAGAAGCCTCGGTTGGAGCGATCGCTGACGAACATCACGCGATATAGGTCGCCCTTCCACTGAAGCTGGTCGGACGTAATTCCCAGGTCCTCGCTGCTCACGTACATCGGTGTCGTGGACACGAAGACCCGCGTGCCAGTAATGCGGTCGGCCTCAGGCAGTGCGTTGAGTTGCTTAGGCGACGCGACACTCACAGTACCATATGCCTTGATCGACAGCTGCGCTCCCGCAGCCCAACCACCGAGCTTCTGCGCGCCTGGATTGCGAAGGATGATGAACGGCTCCGCGATGTCCGAGTTATTAATCGCGTCTTGGTAGGAGGTGATCAAAGAATTAATTTCCTTAAATCGTTTCTTTCTTTGAGGTATCGGGCACGAGGGCGACTCTGCTGAAAAGCGTATCGGCGGCGTTCTGAGTAGGCAAAAGCGCCAGCACGTCTTCGAGGCTGAGGCACTCTTTCAGGTTCGGGCAGGGATCGTTCGGCTTCGTGACGGCGAGCTTGCCATTGCAGTAGTCGTTGCCCGCCGACGCATCATAGAGAATGCCTACAACTGGACCACCATAACCGAAGTGTACGACCTTGTCTCCATTCTTCGCTTCACGTCCGTTTGCATAGTGCATGCTGTTCCTGCTTTCTCTCCCGCGAGGAAGTTAAACTATACAGTTCCCGATCAAAGCAACCCCAACTCTTTAGCACGGAGATACACGAGCCGCACCTGCGGACTGAACTTACTCTTGTCTACTTGGCACGCACGCATCGCGTTGTGGATGTGCTGCTTGAGGGTATCGACAGCGATGTGCAGTGCATAAGCCGCATTCTTCTGTGAGCCGTACATAATCAACGTATCTACCACTTCTAGCTCGCGCGGTCTCAATATCTCTTTCAGAGTCTTGCCCACACGCTCGCGCTCGTCGTGTGCATGATCAACGGCTGCAGCCCGTAGCGGATCGCATCCCAACAGTGATTGTGCTTGTCCACTATGTCCCGTAGTACCTCGCCCGTCAAGCGATCTGTCTTGTAGCTGTACAGTCTCGCCTCCTGCTCCATATCCACCACTTTGGCACCGCTCATAGGATTGGTGCAGCGCGGATGGATGACAATCTGCTCCAGAGATCTTAGCCACTCTACACCGTCCTCCGCGCACTCTGTCCACTTCTCGCAAGGCTCAAGTCGTAGGCCACTTTTTGTCTTGACGTGGCTGATCGTCTCTGGTCGTGCATTGTCTGCGTAGATGAGCCGCTCCTTGGCTCCAGGCACAGAGAGAAAGAGCGGCCCAAGATCGTCATTCTCGATATGTCGTCCGCCGACCGTGTACTCGACAAATAGCTTACCCTTGCTCTTACCAGGCTTGTAGTCCTTGAGCCACATTTTGACGAGCACAGCTGGATCGCCAGAGAAGCCCCAGTCGATACCGAAGTATGGCCCGTCCCAACCCTGCTCTCTGAACAGCACGCCGTCCGACGGCGGAGGGTCGAAGGCCTCGACCACGTACTTACCTCTGAAGATCTGCTTGCTGGCGTTGTGACGGCACTCTCCGCCCCAGACGTGAGCCGCTGCCTCGGGGTCAACGCGGTAGAGGTAGTCCTTCTCGTCGCGCATCGCTGCGCAGGCACCTGTGAACCACCAAGGATTGTGGTGCCAGTTGAACTCTGCGACCCAGCTGTTGCCAGGGAGCTTATCCTTGTTGACGACGAAGCGCTGATAGGTAGGATCAGTCTCCTCGTCGGGGTTGAAGGTAACCCAAATCTCGCTGTTGGCCTTACGGATGGTGGGGATGAGCACCTGCCAACTATTGTCGCTGATCTTTTCTGCTTCCTCGCACCACACGACATCGATGCCCTCAGCGGACTTAACCTTGGTGATGTTGTTGCGAATACCGTAGAAGAAGAACTCTGAACCATTCCGTCCGTAGATGCCTTGCTGTTGTACTTCAAACCAAGATCCAAATCCCATGAGGTCAATTTGGTCGCTGAGCAGCCGATGCACAGACTCACTAATAGAGGTTTGTAGCTCTCTAGCACAGAGCACACGGAGCGGACGCTGATAGGCTTGGATGATAAGAGCCCGAGCGAAAGACCAAGACTTAGTGCTGCCACGGCCACCATGCGCGACCTTGTACCTTCGCGGTTGGAAGAGTGGCTCGTATCCACGGGGGAGGGTGACATCAACTCTGGACTGCGCTGCCATTTTCTAATTGAGCTGGTTCTGAGAAGTGCACGTGTACTTCCGGAGCTGGGATGAGCGTGTCGCCCTTCTTCGCCTCTCCAGGCATCAGCATCTTGCCTGTCGCATCGAAGTGTAGACGAGCGAGCGTGTCGAGCGCAGCCGTCTTCGAGGCGATCTTGATTTTCATTACGAAGTACTCTTCCTTACCCTCGCCTCGACCCTCTGTATGACGCTCGACATCCAGACCAGCAATAGCAGCAGCAGTGTCATCGTCCAAATCAGTAATCGGAACAAGGTTCCCCCGATCGTCGAACATCTTACGCGCGTCGAAGAGCGCGATTCGAAGTAACTCGCGCACGATGT